AAGCATATGAAGAGGAGAAGAAATCCCATGCCCAGACCATTGCCAATTACCAGCGCCATGTCGCTGCCTTGGAAACGTTCGAGCAGGACAAACAGGAAGCGAAGGATGAGGCTGCTGCCGCTACTGCTAGTGATGCTGATCGCCTTGACTTCCTGCACGACTACCAGCTCTGATCTGATAACAGAACCGCAGATCGAGGTTACAACTCCCCTGCAGATTGATCTGCCGATGCCTCCGGTACCGGCATACCCCCAGGCCTTAAATTGGCAGGTACAGGAAACCGTCTACACCTTGCCGGTTTCCGATATGGACCGTTTAATTGAATGGCTTGTCGCGCTCAAGAAATGGCGCACCGAAAGCCTGCCTACATGGCTGCAGTTCTACGGGCTGACCGAGAAAGGAAAGGGGTCCAGCCTTGAATAGCATGAACAACAGAACAGAGGTGTGCGCATGAGGGAATGGTTGGGAATAATCATCAGTGTGCTGTCGGTGCTGATTGCATTCGGCACATTTTACTGGCGCGTCCGCGTGGATAACCGGCAGCAACAGGAAAAACAAACGGCCATCCAGGCCGACTTTATCAAGAGCGTCAATGAACGGATCGCTGTGCTGCAGAAGGCTCACGACTCCGAGATCGCCCAGTTGCGGCTCGACCTGCAAAGCAGGCTTGAGGATTTGCACGGTAAGGTTGATGAACGGAGACGGAAGGATGTCCAGGACTTGCACAACAGGGTCAACGCCCTGGAGACGACATATCTTGCCAGTGTAGGCGACCGTCTCGGAAAGATAGAAGGCAAGATGGACTCGATGAATAATACGCTTATGCTGATTCAACGGCATTTTATAGAGAACCAGGGAGGTAGCCAGTGAAAAGAATGAAGGATGTTTTTGCTGAACAACAGCGAATCATTATATTACAGCTGATGTACCAGGACTCTGATTATTCACTCAATGACCAGATTCTTCAGAAGGCCCTGGACCTTTTTGGTCATGCAATTTCCATTGACCGCATCGATGCACACCTGCGCTTCCTTGAGGACTGCGACCTGGTCGAAGTCGATGATCTCGGTCATGGGATGCTGGTGGCGAAGCTTACCCGGAAAGGTATGGATGTAGCTCAAGGTCGATCCAGGGTTGACGGCATCGATCGCCCTATCCCGATGGAGTAGGCAATGGGAAGAAAATCATCGATCGAGAGGTTGCCGGATGAGTTAAGGGCACGGTTGCTGAAATTACTCAATGATCCAAATGTGACCCAACTGCAAATTGCTGAAATCATAAACGATGAGGCAGGAGAGCAGGTTGTTTCAAAGAGCGCAGTCAACAGGTATGCCGTGAGGATGCGAGAGTTCCAAGAAAAGAATAGGCAAGCCCGTGAGGTTGCACAGGTGTATGTCGCCCAGTATGGAAGCGATACACAAAACCAACTTGGAAAGCTGGTCAATGAACAGGTCCGTATGCTGGTCTTTGAATTGTTAATGGCAATCGATGAGATAAAGAAAAGTGGAGATGACCCAGAGATGATCGAGTCCTTGGCATTCACTACCTCTAAAATTGCCAAAGCAATCAAGGACCTTGAGAGTTCCTCAACCATCAACATGGAACGCGAGGAGAAAATGCGGGCCGCGACCAAGAAGGCAGCCGAGGAAGTGGAGTCCACCGTGCGCAAGGCAGGCCTTACCGACGAGACGGTGGAACAGATAAAGGCCAGGATATTGGGGATCACAAAATAATGGACGAGACGGTATTCCTTCCATACCAGCAGAAATGGATGGCGGACACCTCCCAGGTGAAGGTCGGGGAGAAGAGCAGGCGGATCGGACTCACATGGGCCGAGGCCGCCGATTCTGTTCTTACGGCCGCAGCCGATGCTGGCGAGGATGTCTTCTACATCTCCTACAACATGGAGTTCACCAAGGAATTCGTGCAGACCTGTGCAGGTTGGGCGAAGAGCCTTGGCCGTGCCGCGTCCGAGATGGAGGAGATTCTGATAAAGGACGAGGATAAGGATGTCACCGCCTATAGGATTGCCTTTCCCAGCGGCCATAAGATACTCGGCCTGCCCTCCCGGCCCACCACATTGCGCGGTCGCCAGGGCCGTGTCATCATCGATGAGGCGGCGTTCTGCGACAACCTTGGCGAGTTGCTCAAAGCGGCTCTTGCCTTGCTGATGTGGGGCGGCGATGTGAGGATCATCAGCACCCACAATGGTGAGGACAATCCCTTCAACGAGATGGTCAAGGACATCCGGTCCGGCAAGGTTCCCTACAGCCTGCACCGCACCACGATCAACGACGCGCTGGAGCAGGGGCTGTACAAGCGCATCTGCCTGCGCACCGGCAAGGCCTGGACGAAAGCTGCCGAGAAGAAATGGCTGGACGATCTGGTGAAGACCTACGGCGACGGGGCGAGCGAGGAGCTTTTCTGTATACCCTCCAAGAGTGGCAGCAAGTACCTGTCCCGCGCCTTGGTCGAGGCTTCCATGGACCAGGCCATCCCTGTGCTCAAATGGGAACAGAGCGATGACTTTACCTACCTGGCGGAAGAGGTCAGACAGGCCGCTTGCATGCAGTGGATTGCCGAGGACTTGGCTCCGATCCTGGAACAGGCCCCGGAACTTCCCTCCTTCGTGGGTGAGGACTTCGGTCGAAGCGGCGACCTTTCGGTCGTGGCGATTCAGCAGGAGATCATGCCCGGATTTTTGAAGGCGCTCTGCTATGTCGAGATGCGCAACGTTCCGTTCGCCCAACAGTACCAGGTGATCTGCTTTATCATCGACCACCTCAAGCGGTTCTATGGATCGTCGCTTGACGCCAGGGGCAACGGGCAGATGATCGCCGAGCTGCTTGCCCAGAAGTACGGCCCGGGCTATGTGAACCAGGTCATGATTAGCCGGCAGTTCTACATGGAATATTTTCCCAAGTACAAGGCGCGGTTCGAGGACCAGGGGGTCAAGATACCCTACAGCCAGGACATCCTGGAGGACCACCGCCTGGTGGCCATCGAGAAGGGTGTCCCGCTGATCCCGGACGGCCGCACCAGCGAGGATGCTGGAAGGAAGAAGCTGCGCCACGGCGACTCGGTCGTCGCGGGCCTCATGGTCGAGCATGCCTACAGCAGCACAGCGTCGGCCTATCAGCCGTTCGAATACGAGCCGTGCCCACCGGCCAGCAGTTTTTCCAAAGGAGTAGATGATGAGAATTGGTGATGTGTTCAGAAGGTTGTCGACAAACCGCGAGAAGCCGCCGGTCAAGAGGCAGGAGATGGAGGGGGAGCTTGCCGCTCCCTCCCCGTTCAGTATCCGCCAGCCCTGGATTAGCGAGGAGGTGGCCACCACCCTGTCGCCGATCAAGCTTGCCTCCCTGGTACGTGACATCAAGACGGGCGAGGCCAACGCATACCTCACCCTTGCCGAGGAGATGGAGGAGCGCGACGGTCATTACCGGTCCGTACTCGGGTCCCGCAAGAACGCCATCAGCAGCCTTGAATACCTGGTCGAGTCCGGCGGCGATGACGAGAAGGCCAAGGCGATCGCCGACGATGTGTACACCAACATCGTGCGCAAGCCGCAGTTCAGCCTGCTTGTCTCCGATCTGCTCGACGCCCTGGGCAAAGGCTACAGTGTTTGTGAGATCATCTGGAAATTGGACGCCTCCTGGTGGACACCCCTCACCTACAAATGGCGTGATCCCCGGTGGTTTCGCTACGACCACGAGACCGGCGAAAACCTTATGCTCAAGGAGGGGGCGGAGCTGCTGCCTCTGAAGCCCTACAAGTATGTGGTCCATCAGCCCCACCTCAAGAGCGGGCTGCAGATCAGAAGCGGCCTTGCACTCCCGTGTGCCTACTACCACATGATAAAGTCCTTCGACCTGGCCGGCTGGGCCGCGTTCGCCGAGACTTACGGCTATCCGATCCGCATTGGCAAGTACGGGCGCAACGCATCGAAGAAGGACATCGAGGTGCTCAAGAGCGCGGTGCGCAATATCGGCACCGACGTGGGGGCTGTGGTCCCCGAGAGCATGCTGATCGAGATCGTCAACGGTGTGACCGGCAACGGCAACGTGACCCTGTACGAGCGCCTTGCCGAGTATGCCGACAAGCAGATGAGCAAGACGGTTTTAGGCCAGACGATGAGCAGCGACGCCGAGGGCGGCCAGTACAAGGGCGATCTGCACAACGAGATTCGCCTGGAGATTCGCGAGAGCGATGCAGACCAGATCGCCTCTACCATAAACCGTGATCTCATTATCCCGTATGTGCAGCTCAACTATGGCATCCAGGAAGAATACCCGCATCTTACCATCCCCGTCCCCCGTCCGGAGGATATTCCCGGGCTGGTCGATGCAGTGACCAAGCTTGCCCCCCTGGGGTTCAAGGTCAAGACCGAGGACCTTTATTACAAGCTGGGACTCAACCGGCCGGCCAAGGAGGATGATGTGCTGCAGCCCGCCCCTGCTCCGGTTGTTGATCCGGATTTGAACCAGCAGAAGAAGAGCCGCCTGCAGCTGAACGCAGAGCAGGCCGAGGCCGCCGATGATCCGGTTGCCGAGCTGGTGGACGAAGCTGCCGGCGAGTGGGAGCAGATTGCTTCCCCGCTGCTTGAGCAGATTCAGCAACTGGCCGCCGAGTGCGGTTCATATGATGAGCTTTCCCGGCGCCTGCCTTCCTTGTTGAAGGGTACGGCTTTGGATGCCGCGATCGACCGGATCGCCCTGGCAACCTTCAAGGCCAAGGCCCTGGGTGATGTGGCAGCTTTGGAGGATGAGGATGTTTGACCCCGGTGTTGTTCCCAAGGAGGCCCTGGATTATCTGGAGGGCAAGAAGCTTCGACCGGCGTTCAGTTATCAGGACGTCTGGAAGGAGGAGCACAACCACGCCTTCACCGTTGCCAAGTGCATGCAGCTGGACCTGCTCAAGGACATTCAGGATTCGCTTGCCAAGGCGATCACCGAGGGCGTGCCCTATGAGAAGTGGTCCAAGGATATGACCAAGACCATGGTCGATGCCGGATGGTGGGGCAAGCAGGAGATGGTCGACCCGCTCACCGGCGAGGTGAAGATGGTGCAGCTGGGCAGTTCCAGGCGCATCAAGACGATCTTCAACGTGAACATCAACTCCGCCTACCAGGCGGGGGTGTGGGAGCGCGGGTCGAAGAGCAAGCTGCACACCCATATCATGTACCGCATCGGGCCGAGCAGGCAGCACCGCGAGGAGCACCTGGGATGGGATGCCCTGGTGTTGCCGAAGGATGATCCTTTCTGGGATACCCACTGGCCGCCGCTTGGCTGGGGGTGCAAGTGCAAGACCCGCTTCCTTATGCAGAGCCAGGTGGACCGCTACGAGCGCGAGGGATTGCCCGACATGACCAGCATGGTCGACGGGTACCCCACCCGCAAGACACCAGTACGGACCACCGCGCCCAAGGATGTGATGGTAAGCTATGTCAACAAGCGCACAGGCAAGTCCTACACGATCCCCGAGGGGATTGATCCCGGCTTCGAGTTCAACCAGGGCAAGCGCGAGGTTGCCCAACAGCAGACCGCGCAGCTCTACCAGGAGAAGTTCCAGCAGGCCACCGACGCGATCAACGGCAGCACGGCCCCGGCCAACACATCGATGCCCGTATCCAGGAACATCGTCAGTGAGGCGAGGAAGAACACGCCGGTGGTCGATAGGGTGCTCAAGGCTATCGATTCGATCCATGGCGACGGATCGCTGCCGGGTGTGCCGGTGAAGACATCCAGGGCGAAGTCGTTCTATGGGCAGTACAGCTTCTCCGGAAGCAGGTCCCACCAGATCGCCCTCACCGATATTCCCGGGTCGCACAAGGAGCTGACCCTTGCCCACGAGATTGGGCATTACCTGGACCACCAGGGCTTGCCTGGTCCCGGACTCACCTCCCGGACAGGAAGCTTCAAGCCGCTGGAGAATGTGCTGGATGCGATCGGTAAAAGCGACTCCATCGCCATGCTGAAAAAAGCGAAGGTGCGCAACCTGCATTACTATCTGAAGAAGGAGGAGGAGTTCGCTCGGGCCTATGCGCAGTACGTCGCGACCAAGAGCGCCGACCCTGTGCTGCTTGAGCAATTGCAGCAACTTCAGACAGATGCTTCGGATTACCGATATATACAGTGGACAAATGAGGATTTTGTGCCTATCATGAAATCGATGGACGATATGTTCAAGGAGCTGGGATGGATACGAGAAGGATAGTGGGCACCACGTGCCTGGGAAACCCGATCTACGAGACAGACCCCAACCTTCCGCCTTTGACTAAGGAGGAGGAAATCCTGCATGCAATGCGCGCCGGTATCTTCGATTGTGTTGAGGTGGGTTCGGACGGCAAGGATTACGTTGCCTCCGATGAGGATGGCCTGTACCATCCGCTGATGGAGGACGGGTACCCCGATCTCTCCAAGAAGGTGCCGTTGCCGGCATGAGTAGAATGTGATTCAAAAGGAGGCGGAAACGCCTCTTTTTTTATTGCTGTTTTTGCTGGTCAAACAATGCTTGGATATATGCCTTGGTCATTACTTTTTTGGTTTGATCTAACTGGCAGTATTCGTTCTCAATTTCTGATAGTATATCAACCTTATTTTTGAGCGATTTATTTTCAAGGTACATTTTATAGACACCAGGGAAAAGGATTTCAAAAGATTCCTGCGGGATATTTTCCTTCGGTGGTCGTTTCTGAATCTGGTCCGGCGTAATCTGCATCGGGCCTTTTCCTGTCAAAATCCAGCTCCGACTATAAAGTGTATTGCCTTCGAGCCTGCGGAGTGCGTCATATTCCGGCTCTTCGATATCATCTTCCCATTTTGCGTAATTCTCTGGATCAATAGTCATCATGTTGGATATTTGTGTCCGATCCCACCCGATAGTCCTGCGAACTAAGGCTAAGCGCTTACCTATAGTTTCTGGATATAAAAATATTTCGCCTTTTCCGAATATCAAATAGTTTGCATTTACAGAATATTTGGTCACTAAAAACTCAATCACACTTTTAGGTATTTCCTTCTTTCCATTTTCAATTTCATTAATAGTGCTCTTTCCGATGCCTGAAGCCTCAGATAAAGCAGTCTGGCTTTTAAACCCCAACCTTTCTCTAAGTTTAGCAAACTCTTCTCCAGAAAGCATGATTCTCTCCTATTTGGCAAAAAGTCTTATTTTACGATTGACTTTTTCGCATATTAAGATAAACTGTTCGTATGTTACGAAATTAACTTTACTTTAATTATTGCGCTAGAAATTCATTTTTGTCTAGCGTCCAACAGGGAGGATATCTTGCCAAACACTTCACAACGCGATCGGGACGTTCATCTGAAGGTGAGTGTGATTCTTAAAAAGAGAAACATCACTCTCGATCAGCTGGCTAAAAAACACAAGGTCAGTCGGCCATATATCTCTATGGTCATTATGGGCAGTAGGTCTTCAGCGGTAATGCGTCAGAAGTTAGCCGAAGACCTCGGGTGTAGGTCTTGGGAAGAATTACAAAACTTGGAGGTGACAGTATGAGCATGATTTGCAGGCGTCTGTACAAGGTCCGCCATGGCAAGATCACCATGAACGACGGACGGTCTTACCAGGTTCCGTGTCTGCAGGATTCGGTGCTGGTGGTAGAAAGTTATTCGGAGCTGCTGCTGCTTTGCGAGATGAACGGCAAGGCGCTGGAGGAGTCCGAGGGCGTGGAGCTTTCTCCCTGCTCCTGCGTGAACGGGTGTCTGATCCGCAAGGATAAGACAGGACAGGCTTCCTGCCCGTTGGCCGATCGCCGCTATGTGATGGCAGACGACGATCTTGCCGTCACCCCCCCCCACGACAACGATCTGGAGTTCGGAAAGATAGTCCAGGAAGAACGGAAACGGCTGGGCCTTTCCATGTACCGCCTTGCCCAGTTGTCCGGGGTTTGTTCAACCACCATCCGGAACATCGAAGCCGGCATCCGTAGCACCGAGCGCACCAAGGCATTCGTCCGTGATGCCTTGAACGACTGCGCCCAGGGGAGGCTTGCATGCAACGGCTGATCTCCCTTGTTTCCAGGAATGCGGACAAGGTCCTGCATGTGGTCTGCGCCTATGGTGCGACCGTCACCGCCGGCATCGTACTGCATTCGATCGGATGGGCGTTGTTGTCTGGGCTGGTGGTTTCCGTATTGAAGGAAGCCTACGACCAATGGTCTTACAAGGGCTGGTCCTGGGCTGATCTGGCTGCCGATGCGATAGGCATCGTCATGGCGTTTCTGATTCTCGCAATCGCGTTGTAGAGGTGAGTATGGCTTTGAATGTGAAGAAGTCCCAGGCGGCGATGGAAGTGATCCAAGCCGGGGAGAAGAAGGTGGTCGTGGTGCTGAACGAGTACAACTACGAACTGTTGACGGTATTGGCGGCATCCGGTGGAACTACGGTCGAGCGGATGGTGGAGCATGCGACGCTGCAGATGCTGAACCAGCGGACGCTGGAGGGTGCCAGATGAAGAGCTGTGAATGTTTCGTACTGATCCGTGAGGCCGGCTACAAGGTTCCCATCGCCGACTGCCTGGACTCCGCCGACAAGGAGAGCAAGTCCTACCTGCTGGCCCTGGCATCGAAAGACGGCAGGCAGCATGCACTGTCCCTGCGGTTCTGCCCGTTCTGCGGGAATGTCCTGCATGACATCAGCGAGGAGTCTGTGGACAGGAAGCGCAAGCAAGGCGTCGAGGTCCGTATCGGGACCGTCGAACGGAAGGAGGGTTGATATGGCAGCAAGGAAGAAAGGCCGGCAGGTGGTAGTCACCTTGAGCACCGAGGAGTATATCAAGCTCTCGATGTTCGGAAGGATGTATGGCGAGAGTGTGGCCAAGATGGCCAAGCGATCGGTTGGAATGTACCTGGGGTATCTGGACAACCAGTTGAAAAAGGCTGCCGATCAGCGGCTGAAAGAGCTTGCCGAGCAAGGTGTGACCATCAGTGTGGGTGTCTCGCAGAAGGAGGCCAAGGATGGAGAGTAAGTGCAGGCATTGCAAGATCGGCACCTATGAGCACCAGGTTACCCGCTACAACCCGTCCAATGGTTCGGCGATCGGTATCGACCGGTGCATCGTCAAGGAGATCGAGGAGCTTTGGGCTTCCGGCATCCGTACAACCGGCAGTTGCTGCGGCCATGGCATCCTACCTGGCATGGTGAATGTGGTCGAGGCTGACATGGAGAAGATGCTTGCCCTTGGTTATATCGGCGGACGCAACCTGTACGGTGCTCCGACCTACGCCCTGCATGCCCAGTGTGGGACCATGGGCATAACGTTCGAGGATATCCGGTACCCCGAGCACCTGGGGCCGTTGGCCGACCAACCCATAGCGATCCTCTTGGAGGGACTGTCCCTCATCGAGGTGGCGCTGGTGACCGGCAACATTCGCCTGGCGCTCCGCTTCGAGCGATCGCTGGCGACGGCATTGCAACCCTACTTCAAGGAGGTAAGTGAGAAGTATGGCAAATGATTATCAAGACCAGTACGAGAAGGTGACCCTTGAGTTCTCTTCCGACTTCATGAAGGAGCTGCGGGACCTGGTTGCCAATACCAGAACGCAGAGCGGTGCCACGGTCACTGTGGAAGAGTTCCTGGAGGTGCAGGTTGAGCAGATGGTTGAAGGGTTTCTGGAGATGATCCGAAAGAAGAGGGCTGAAAAAGATGGCAAATGATTATGACTGCGCTTCCCAGCAACGGCTGCTGAAGCTGATCGAGACTATGGCGGGTTCGGAGATCGACGGCCAGACGGCTGCCGATCTGGCGAGGAAGATGGAGGTGTCCACCACCGCCACCTTCCGGGACCTGCAGAACCTGCAGACTGCCTTGTGGGCGGAGCAGCTGGAGGACGGGCGCTGGCGCCTCACCCCCAATGCAGCGCGGCTCTTGAGGCGGATCACCGACAACATCAACACGGCCATGCGCCGGATCAACAAGGTCCACCAGGACTACATGGGGGTATGAGGATGGCTAATGGCACACCGGAGAAAACAGACCCGCGAATAGAGCGTGACTATCAGATTTTCAGAAGGTTCCAGGATCTTGAGAAATTGTACAATGAACGGGGAATAGTTGATCTGAAAATTGATGATGCAAGGATTGAGGCTGGAATCATTCTGTTTACACTCATCGCTGATTGTGAATCAGAGAAGGTGTTCGATTACAATCTTGACAGATTGCGTGTTTCTCGTTTTGAAGCAGAGTATTTTATGATGCTTGCTCTTCAACCGCTTCACGAAAGGCATCCAAAAACTGCAATCGTATGGGTTAAGAAGTTTTTTGCATGGCAGGAAAAATATAGAACCGCCAAGAATGCTCGGTCTATGGAGGGTGGAAAATGAAAGCTGAAAAAATCACCAACCCGGCAACCAAGGAAGTTGACATCGATGTCAACTTTGAAGATGGAAGCAAGCCCAAATCGGACAACGTTGTCCGATTTGGAAACGACGGCAATACCTCCGGCCTGGTCGCACTGTCGAAGCAGGACCAACAGATCGACAGCGTCTACGGCTTCATCGGGGAATACTCCTACGAGACCGATGTCTCCGGTCTGAAGGACGACCTTTCGGTTTCTGCGATGCGCATGCTGGCGGCCGGTTGCCGGCTGATCCGCATCAAGGAGCATGAGGAGAAGGGCAGGTTCATGTCTGCACTTGAGTCGGTTGGAATAGAGTACCGGGTAGCCAACAGGTTTATGAACGCTGCAGCCAAGTTCGTCAACGACAAGGGGGCCGTGAAGTACCAGCGCCTTGCCCAGCTTAGTGTCACGAAAATCTATGACCTAGCCATGGAGGACGACGAGCTGCTGAAGGAGCTGGAGGAAGGCCGCACGGTCGCCGGGCTGAAGCTTGCCGATGTGGATAGGATGAGTACCAGGGAACTTAGGGCGAAGCTGCGGGACATCAAGAAGGACAAGGCCGCATCCGAGGAGCTTGTGCGCCAGAAGAATGCGAAGATCGACGAGCTGGAGAAGAAGTTGATCGCCATGGAAGCCGAGGGCAAGCCGGCCGTCGACTGGTCGGCCCGATCGGCCGAGATACTCTCCGAGCTGAACAAGATTCTGATGGAGGCCTCCCAGCTCAACGGCCGGCTCAACGCCCTGGTGGACGAGATACACGGCATGGGGGAGACCGAGTGGACCAAGGAGGAGAGCGTGTGCCTGCAGCAGGCGAAGTTCGTGGCCTCCACGATCAGCGACGACGCATCGGTCACTGTTGACCGGCTGGACTGGCTGGCGCCGAAGGTGAACGCCGCCTTCTTCCCGGGGCTGGACTTCGACCGCGGCCATGCCGACGAAGCCGACGAAGCCGACTACACCGTGGTCGGCGTCGAGGGGGAGGATGCGTGATGCTGCAGTCGTACCTACCGGTTATAGAGGCCGCCCCGCGAGGCGAGCGCGGGCGGATGATCGAGGACTTGAGCAGGCAGCTGGGGGTGAGCAAGGCCACCATCTACCGCAAACTTGACGAGGCCGGCTACTGCCAGGACCGCCAGAGGAGGGCCGACGCAGGCTCCACGGCGGTCGAGGAGCAGGCGCTTGCCGCCCTTGCCGCCTACATGAAGAGCGGCATCAGAAGCAACGACAAGGCCACCTTGGCCATCCCAACCGCCCGGCAGGTCTTGGAAGCCAGCGGGGTCGACTTCGGAGAGGTGACCAACTCCACCCTGGGCCGGCTGCTGCGCGAGCGCGGGCTGGACGTGAAGACCCAGCAGGCGCCCGAGCCGTTCGTGCGGATGCGCAGCCTGTATCCCAACCACGTGCACCAGTGCGACCCGTCGGTCTGCCTGGTCTACTACCTTCCCAACGGCGGCCAGCACATCCTGGAGGAGCGCGAGGTGTACAAGAACAAGCCGTTTTTGTTGGGCAAGGAGAACCTCAAGGTGTGGCGCTACGTGCTGACCGACCACTACAGCGGCTCGATCTGCCACCGCTACTACCAGGTGGCCGGTGAGAACACCCTCACCCTCTGGGACTTCCTGCTGTACAGCTGGGCGAAGAAGGCCGATCCGCTGGATGCGTTCCACGGCCTGCCCGATCTGCTGGTCTGGGACAAGGGCAGCGCCAACTCATCCAAGGCGATCGCCAACGCGCTGAAGGGCCTGCGGGTGCAGACCTACGACCACAAGGTGGGAAACCCCAGGGCCAAGGGAAGCGTCGAGCGGAGCAACGACATTGTCGAGCGCCTGTTCGAGTCGCGCCTGAAGGCCCAGCCGGTGCGCAGCGTGGACGAGCTGAACGAGTATGCCGAGAAGTGGGACGCGCTGTACAACGCGGGCCTCATCAAGGGCTACGACAGCACCCTGCGCCGCGCCAAGAGCAGCCGCCTTGACCTGTGGCTCACCATCCCGGTCGACAAGCTGCGCGAGCTTCCCGAGGGAGCGAGGAACCTTTTGGTGCCGGAGCCGGAGACCCGCCAGGTCCAGGGCGACTTGTCCGTCAGCTATGCGCACCCGCGCCTTGGGCGCAGCGGATCGTACAACCTGGGCAAGCTGCCGGGCATCCGTCCCAAGTTGGTGGTCAACGTGCAGCCGATCCTCACCGATCCCGATGGGGTGCTGCGCGTCAGCTACCAGTACCAGGGCGAGGAGATCACCGACGAGATTTACCCGGTCCTCACCGACGAGGCGGGCTTCCCGCTGGACGCACCGGTGTGGGGGGTGGAGTTCAAGCGCCATCCGGACACCTACGTGCAGACGGCCGCCAAGAGCCTGGACGATCTGATCGGCGACGATAAGAAGCCGTTCGCCGGCTGGAACGAGGGCAACGGCATCGCCGCCCTGGATGCGATCCAAAGCAGCGACCCGTCGGTTGTGGCCATGCAGAAGACCGGCCGGCAGGCGACCCCGCCGCAAAGCCGCATCCGCATCTCCACCGTGGAGGCTGCCAAGGTGCTCAAGGCCCGCATGGGATGGTGGACGCCCGAATGCCTGCAGTATTTGCGCGACACCTATACCGACGGCGTGCCAGAGGCTGACATCGATGCGATCGAGCTGCGCCTTGGCGGGCAGAGGAGGCAGGCCGGATGTGTGGGTTGAAGACGCTTCTTGCCAAGGAAGGCATCACACAGGTGGAGCTTGCCGGCCATCTGGGATTGAGCAAGGCGGCGGTATGCCAGATCGCCAACTATGGGCAGTTCCCCAAGGGCCGCGAGGCCGAGACGAGGGATGCGATCAACAAGTTCCTGGACGCCCGAGGCGTACCGGTGAAGGATTTATGGAAAGGCGTCCGATCGGACGACGAGGAAGAAGCCAAGGAGGCATGCGTTATGTTGGGCATGAATGCGAAGAGACAGTTCAGACTGGTACGTGACCCGTTCACCGATGATGTGACCGAGAGCAGGGACGTGTACCTGTCCGAGAGCGGCCGCTATGTGGCCGAGTACATGTACATGACGGCCAAGGCCGGCGGTATGCTGGCGGTGGTCGGCGAGAGCGGAAGCGGCAAGAGCACGCTGCGGCGCCTGCTGCTGGACCGCATCGACCGTGAGGGCCTCAAGATCAAGGTGATCTTCCCCCGCTCCATCGACAAGGGCAAGCTCACCGCCTCCTCCATCTGCGATGCGATCGTCGCCGACTGCAGCGAGGACAGGCCGAAGCGCACCCTTGAGGCCAAGAGCCGGCAGATCGAGCGGGTGCTGACCGCATCGAGCAGGGCCGGATGGTCGCATGTGCTGATGATCGAGGAGGCCCACGACCTGGACGTGCGCACGCTGAAGTACCTCAAGCGGTTCTGGGAGTTGGAGGATGGCTTCAAGAAGCTGCTCTCGGTGATCCTGGTGGCGCAGCCGGAGATCAAGGGGATGCTGGACGAGAGCCGCAACCCCGAGGCGCGCGAGATCATCCGGCGCATGGAGGTTGCCGAGATCAGCCCGTTCGAGAACCCGGATGAATTGAAGGAATACCTTACCCTCAAGTTCGCCCGTGTGGGCGTGAAGGCAGGCGAGGTGATGGACGAGGGTTGCTACCAGGCGATCCTGGACAAGCTGGTGAGGAAGACCCGCAGCGGGTACCGGTTGAACTACGCATACCCGCTTACGGTGAACAACATGGTCAAGAAGGCCATGAACACAGCCGCCGACATCGGCCAGAGCCTGGTGGACGCGGAGACGATTGCAAGCATATAGCAAGGGAGAGGAATATGGAAGATTACAAGTACAGGCAGACGATGAACGGGACCGAGTATTGGCTGGACCAGCGGGGCAGCCTGGTGCCCGCCGAGAAGATCGGCGAGCTGGACAAGCTGCGCGACGACGTGGTGCGCGAGATGCTGGGCGTTGCCCTGCCGCTCTCGGATGCCTTGAGGAAGGCCAAGGCAAGCGTGTACAGTACGCTGGACACCTTCCTGGCGATGAGCAGCGAGCAGTACGGTGTCAAGCGCAAGGGCACCAAGGGCAACGTCACCCTGCTCACCTTCGACGGCCGGTACAAGGTCGCCCTCTGCTACAACGATGTGTTCGCGTTCGACGAGCGGCTGCAGACCGCCAAGGAACTGATCGACTCCTGCCTCATCCGCTGGGCCGACGGCGCTTCCGCCAATCTGGTGGCCGTGGTCAAGGAGGCTTTCCGGGTCGACAAGAAGGGCAAGCTGGACGTGAGGCGCATCCTTGAGCTGCGCCGCTATGAGATCCATGACGAGCAGTGGCGGCAGGCCATGGAGGCGATCAGCGACAGCATCACCGTGCAGAACACGCGCCGGTATGTGCGCTTCTATGAGCGCCACGGGGAGGACGAGTGGAGGCAGGTTGCCCTGGACTGGTCCTCGATCACAGGGTAAGGGGGATGGCGATGAAGAGCAGCTGGCTGAAACTGATCCACGTGGCCAAGAGGCAGTGCAACCTGGACGACCAGAGCTACCGCGCCCTTCTGTCGGGGGCAGCCGGGGTCGACTCCGCAAGCGGCATCGAATCGGAGGCGCAGTTCAAGGCAGTCATGGACGCCTTCGGCCGCCTCGGCTTTGCCCGCAAGGACGGCAAGGTCTACTCGATTGACGACGACCAGATGGCCAAGGCCTATGCCTTATGGTGCAACCTGCATGACTTGGGAGCGGTGGACAACCGCTCCTACGGCAGTTTCATGGCATGGGTGAAGCGCATGTATCCCCAGGACATTTTGCGCAAGGGCCAGAAGAGCCAGCTGATCGAGTCGCTCAAGCGCTGGGAGATTCGCGTGGACACGAAGCGGATGAACGAACTTGCAAAAGGGAGGATCAGCCGGTGAGAAATGACATGGCAGCCGAGATGGTCGAGTCGGTGAAGAAGGTGGTCGGGGACGAGAGCCAGGCGACGCGCGTGGTGCGCCAGCTCCTGGCTGACTTTGGCGGTACGCAGGTGTACCTTCCAATGGTAGCGACTGCATTCCGCGACGAGCTGGAGGCCGAGGTGTACGACTCCTTCGACGGGTCCAACCAGCGCGAGATATGCACCCGCTACCAGATCAGCTTCACCACCCTGTACGCGATCATCAAGCGCGAACGTGAGAAGCGCATCGGTAAGCGCGAGGAGGACGCACAGGGCGTGCTGGATTTGACGGACTAGTAATTTCATCACCTGGTCCACAGGATGCGCCTACGGCGTTCATAAACCGTTTATGAACCGGATTACCAACAGGGGTGACAAGCAGAATGCTTGCCACCCCTTCTCTTTGCCAAAAAAGTAAGGCGCATTACAAGGAATGTACGTGCGCAATGGTCCACTATGGCCCCATGGCAGACAAGAACGTTTCACTGAATTCGTACTCGCTCACCTCCGACCCGCCGGCCTGGATGCTCCTGGTTCCGGCGGGTCTCGATGTGCCCGGCCGTGACGGCCGTTCATTCATCAATCCGGGTCCCTCCTCCCTCATCGACGCCTTCCGCTCCAATGGGGTGGACATCGTCGTCGACGTGGAGCACAGCAGCCACACCCAGGCGGTGGAGGGCAAGCCCGCCCCGGCCTTCGGTTGGATCGTCGACCTTGAGGACAGAAGCGGCGAGCTGTGGGGGAAGGTGGAGTGGACCGAGGGCGGCAAAAACGCCGTCAGTTCTCGCGAGTACCGCTACTACAGCCCGGCCTACAGCTGCGATGCAGCGGCCAGGATCGTGCGGGTGGTTTCTGTCGGCCTCACCAATACGCCCAATTTGCGCCTGCCGGCGCTGAATAACCAAGGAGGGGATGTGATGGACAAATTCAAACAGGACGTTGCCGAGGCCATGGGCCTGAAGGCCGACGCCGCCGAACCCGATGTGATCGCCAAGGCCAAGGAGCTGGCGGGGGTCGTCTCGCTGAACCGTCAGCAGGACATGGTTCCCAAGACCGACCTCACCCTTGCGCTCAACCGGGCGCAGACTGCCGAGACCGAGCTGGCCAACCTCAAGAAGGCCCAGTTCGAGGCCAAGAGGGACGAGCAGATTGACAAGGCGGTAGCCGACGGAAAGATCGCTCCGGCGAGCAAGGACTATTACAAGACTTCCTGCAACAGCGAGGAAGCCCTGGCCAAGTTCACCGAGTTCGTGGGGACGCTGCCCAATATCGTGACCAACGGCGAGCAGCCGCGTGCTGCCAATCCCGCAGGTGAGGTGGAGCTGAACGCCGAGCAGATCGCGTTCGCCGCCAAGCTCGGCATCAACGCCGAGGATGCCAAGAAGTTCTACAAGGACTACAAGGAGAGTAAGTAATGGGTATCATCAAGAAAGAATTGTTGACCGACCTCTACGTCAATTTCTCGGGCCTCTTCAAGCAGGGACTTGCAAGCGCACCGTCGGTGTGGAAGAAGGTTGCCACCATGGTGCCATCCTCCGCGGCCACCACCGCCTACGGCTGGCTGGGCCGCTTCCCGCAGCTGCGCGAATGGGTGGGCGACCGTGTCATCAAGGATATGGTGGAGAACGCCTACATGCTGCCGAACAAGAAGTTCGAGGGCACCGTTGCGGTGAGCCGCTCGGACATCGAGGACGACAACCTGGGCATGTATTCGCCTATCGTGCAGAGCATGGGCGAGGAGAGCGAACTGCACATCGACCGCAACGTGTTCTCCCAGCTGGGCCTTGGCTTGAGCGAGCTGTGCTACGACGGTCAGAACTTCTTCGACACCGACCACCCTGTGTACCCCAACCATGACGGTACCGGAGTCGCCGTGTCGACAAGCAACATCATCAACCCGCTGGTGACCGACGGACCTGCCTGGTATCTTCTGGATGCCAGCAAGGTCATCAAGCCGCTGATCTACCAGAACCGCAGCGCAGCGGAGCTTCAGACCATCAACGATCCGCAGAACGACGCCGTCTTCATGCGTGACGAATACCTCTATGGGGTACGCGCCCGCCGTGCGTTCGGCTTCAGCTTCTGGCAGATGGCCGTCATGAGCCGTGATGCGCTGAACGAGGAGAACTTCAACGCGGCCTACCAGGCGATGTGTTCCTTCAAGGCCGACGGCGGTGATCCCCTGGGCTTGCGCCCCACCATCCTGGTGGTGCCTCCCGCCCTGCGTGCCGATGCCAAGGCCCTTATCGAAGTGGAGCGCCTTGCTAATGGCGCATCCAACCCCAACTACAAGGTCGTCGAGGTTCTCGATACCGCGTGGCTGGCATAAGGGGGGTGATCCGTGGCTGAGAAGAAAAGCATCAGGATCGTAGCCCGCCACGTCCGCGGCAAGTCGCCGGTGCCTTCCTATCGGAGGGCCGGCATTGTCCTTGGATTGACCGATGCGGAGTACGAGGTGACCGAGGAACAGCTTGCAGCCCTCAAGGCTGACAAGCTTGTCAAGCTGGCGGTGAAGACCGAGGCGAAGGCCTCCGGCAAGGATGAGAAGAAATGACCTACCTTTCCCTGGATGAGTTGAAGCTGCGCGATGCCGAGCGGCTGCCGCGCCTTGAGGACGGGCAGCTGAACGAGGAGCGCTGCATCACCGCCCTGGGGGACGCCGCCGAGATCGTGAGGACCTACCTCCCCGAGCTGATCGGGGAGGACGGCCTGCCCTTGGACCCGCCCGCCCGTCTGGCGGGATCGCTCAAGCCGATCGTGCGCGACATCGCCATGTACCTGCTCAACGAGAGACCCGGCGAGGAGTCGGTGAACGCACGCTACGACCGGGCCATCAAGCTTTTGATCGCCCTGGGCGGAGGTTCGGCCGGAGGGTCGGGAGCCGCCGGCGGACCCGATCCACTGGATACGAACAATGCAGAATTGATTGACGGACGCAGCGAGTTCATCCCGCCAGGAGGACTGTACCACTGATGGGCGCCTCATTCCGTGTGGACATCAGCGAGCTTGAGGCCTTGCAGGCTATGCTGGCCAAGGTCGCCGTCCTTGACTTGGATGCGCTGGAGAACGCCTTCGGTGAGATAGCAGTCACCAATGCCCAGGATCGGTTCGAGAAAAAGGCTGATCCAGAGAGGACACAGTGGAAGAAGTGGTCCGATAAGTACCACAAGAAGATCGCAGGTGATGCACGCAGATCGGTGCTTATGGGACCGACGGCCCGCCTGCAGCAGTCGCTCACCTACGAGAACCGCAGCGACGGTGTCTACGTGGGTTCTACGATGGTGTACGCAAGGGTGCATCAGCAAGGATGGGAGGAACGCAACATTCCGGCCCGTCCATATCTTGGAGTCGGGGCCGAGGATGCCGAGGACTTTTACCAGGCAACCGAGACCGTGCTGAAACAGGGAGGCATCGCATGACATTGGAAGCGGCACAGGCAAGCGCGAGTGCAGCATTGGCAGCGGCATTCTCCACCTTCGTGCCGAAGGTCTACGTGGAGGATTACGACGGTGTGTTCTCCCTGGACGAGGCCAACAAGAAGGGCAGCGCCACCCCCAAGCTTATGGTCAGTCCGCTCTCGGTGGACAACGAGGGTGTGAAGCTGGCCGTGTATACGCTGTTCAGATCGACCGACCGCCGGCAGGTGGAGGTGCTCGATCTGTGTGTACAGGCCTTGAGGGGCCTTGGAGGAAGCGGCAGACCGCCTTTGAACGTATCCAGCCGGTCGTTGTACGACAAGGATGCGTTGAAAAGCAGCTTGCGGCTGTGGGTGCACATGGTCGATTGGCCGCACCTTGCTATCGGGGACGACCCGCTTGCATCCGGAGGCCCTGTGGCCGCCGAGAAGCAGCGTATCGCTTCCCTCTTTTCCGGCACCTGCCCGGTCGCCCAGAGCGAGCAGCAGCTGAAGGCCCTGGTGCTCTCCTCCGTCCTGCCGTTTATCGGCATCCAGGAGGGAAGCGGGGTCTTCGAGAAGGGCGAGGCCAGGACGGTCAAGTACACCGATGCCGAGGGCAAGTTGTACAGGCGCACCGTAAAGGGCAGTGCCACCTGGCCGATTTCCATCGCCGCCTATGCCCACAGCGAGGCGGAGGCTGAAGGCCTGCTTTGGCCGCTTCTGGCATTGCTGCCGAATGTGAGCACGCAGGATGGTCTGAACACCACCACGCTGGTGGTGGAGCTGCATTCCGGCAAGGGCGAGAATGGCGCATCGGTCGCATCGGTCACGGTCAACCTGGTCGTGCCGGTGGCAACGCAGCCGGAGCGCGTCGCACAGTTCAAGAACGCCGTGGTAACCGACACGGTGATATCGAGGAGGGTTTGATGAAGAAGACCGAAGAGTCGGCCAAGTACAGGATTGAGGACTTGGCCAAGGGCATCGATGCCGCCACGTTTGCCGCCGTGTGCGTCATGAAAAACTGGAGTCCTGGAAAGAGTGTTTCACAGGGTGAATTCGACCAGGCTGTGAAGCAGTTCCTGAACGCTCCCGCCGGGCGTACCAAAAGGGGGTAACCGATGGCAAGAGGACATGTAAACAATTCGATACTGGACGGAGCGCTGGGCGTGCAGCCTGCCGCATCCACCGGGATTTTCGGTGCCGTCGGTGTGGCAGCCGCCGGCTATGGCCAGGGGATTCTCATCCTCACCACCGCAGCTGACGCCCAGGAGAAACTTCTGGCTGGACCACTTCGTGATCTGATCGTGTCGGCCCTGTCGCTGGCCAACACCACCGTGTATGCGGTTCCTCTTCTGGGGACTGTGGACGGTGTGGTCTCCGCCGTGCTCAAGGCTGCGGCAGCTACCGGAACCGGCAGCATGACCGTTGCCGGTCTTCCGCGCAACGACTACGACGTGAGCGTCGAGATCAAGGGCAGCGGCGGCCTCAACGAGGCATCGGCCGTGGTCACCGTGGACGGTATCCCGTCCGCACGGTTCACCATCGCAGAGGATGGCAAGTATGTGATCGCCGGAACCGGTCTGACGCTGACCTTCGTTGCAGGGGCCGAGGGAATTTCCTTCGCCGCCGGCGATGTGTTCACCTTCAGCACCAGCGCCCCGGGCGCCACGAATGCCGAGCTGCTTGCAGGCATCGACTCATTGCTTGAGTCTTCCTATGCGTTCGAGTGGATCGCCGTGGCAGGCGTCACCGATGCGGCCATGTGGGCGGCCCTGGCCACCAAGGCGACCGGCGCCGAAGCCTTCTACCGCTACATCCACTTCAAGGCCCAGGCACGGTATCTGGATGAGGGCGAGACGATCGACCAATGGGTGGCGGCCCTCACCGGGGACGAACGCGGCTTGACCGTGGGCGGCCGGGTGCAGGTCTATGCTGCATATCTTTTGCAGGCCGACCCGTTCGGTGCCACCGATGTGCGTGGTGCGATCGGTCTTGCCTGCGGCATGAGCGCAAGGCGCGACGTGCAGGAGCCGGTCGATGCTGTGCGCAACGGTTCGGTCAGCGGCGTGGTGAAGCTGCTCCCCGAGGGGATCAACGGCGGACACATCGACGCATTGGACAATGCCGGCTATGCGACGCTCACCACCTACATCGGCCTCACCGGCGCGTACATCACCCACGGGCGGATGTTCGCCGAGGGCACCAGCGACTACGGACTGGAGGAGCGCAGGCGGGTCATGGACCTTGCATGCCACCGCATCCGGACCGCGCAGCTGATGTACCTCAACGATACGGTCTCCATCGCCGCCGACGGCAGCATGGAAGGCATCGAGATGTTCAAGGCGATCAGCCAGCAGGTGCTCAACGACATGGCCGCGGCCGGTCAGATCAGCGCCGGCGAGATCGAGATCGATCCCAACCAGAACATCTTGAGCACTGAGACGATCGAGACGCGCGTCAAGATCGTTCCGCTTGGCAAGATGACCTTCATCGAGAACGTCATCAGCTACGCAAACCCAGTCCTTGAGGAGGAATAGGATGATTAACGGAGTAGTCTATGACTTTGAGTCCATCAAGGTGCAGCTGCCTACCGGCATGGTAAGCACGGTCGAGGACATCAAGTACGGCGTCAAGAAGGACGTGGACGTGGTGACCGACAAGAACGGCATTCCCCGCGGTACGGTGCGCAAGGCATACGAGGGCGACTTCGAGATGACCTTGGCACTCGGCGAGTACGAACGCCTGGCACAGAGTGCGCCCAGGGGCATCCTTGCCCTGGACCCGTTCCCGATTGTCGTCTCCATGGGGGATGGGGCAAGCCCGGTGGTGACCGACACGATCATCGTGAAGATCACCGAGGTGCCGCGCGAGTTCAAGAAGGATGACGAGATCAAGATGTCGGTCAAGGGAAAGCAGACCGCCGTCGCGAAACTGAACGGTAAGCTTGCTTACCAGCCGCTCGGATAAGGAGGTAGGCGATGTTCGACAATGACGTTCTGAAGTCTGTCAAGGAAAAGAACCCCAACAGCACGCTGTATGTGGGTGAGATCAGTTTCAAGGACCAGGAAGACAAGCCGTACAAGCTTGAGTTCATCTGGCGGACGCCCACCGTGGCCGACATGGAGGCGTACAACAAGGCGGCTGCGAAGAATGCCTTCACCGCCCAGAACAACCTGCTTGTCAGCCTGGTGGTTCATCCGGACCCCAAGAGCGTGGCCGATGTGATCCAGAAATTCCCGGCCGTCACGGCTGATTTCGTGGAGAAGCAGGTGTCGCCTTTTTTCGGCACGGAGGTGGTGAGCACGAGCCGGAAGCTCTGACGAAAACCCGCCTGTTCATCAGGCGGTTCACCGGCGTGGACGTGTCTGGCTATCCGGCCGACGGCATTGATTGCCTGTTGGCCGAAGCCAAGTACCTCCGCAGCCTTGAAGTCGGGATCATCGCCGATGCGGTGGCAAGTCTTTTCAGAAAGGAGTAGGGATTGAAGAACTTCGTAGCCAATATAAAACTGGTTCTCCAGGACTCCTTCTCCAGTGGATTGAACGCGGCCCGTACCTCCGTCAAGGGGATCGGGGAAAGTCTGCAGGGCCTGCAAGCGAATACGGGGCTGCTGCAGACTGCGTCGTCTCTGGGGTTGATGGCCGCTTCGACCGAGCAGTACCGCCAAAAATTGGTGGCAAGCCTGGCCGAACCGTCCAGGAAAGCCGGCGAGCTTGAGCAGTCCCTGGCGGCTGCCACCACCGTCATGAATGCAGGCAACACCGTCGATGGATCGGTTGCCAAGACCTACGACCTGCTGCGCAAGCAGGCCCTCTCATGGGCCAGCGGCCATGCCGAGGGAAGCAGGATCGCATCGGTGAGCGCATCCGAATATGCAGCCACCACCTACTCCATGCTTAGTGCCGGCCTCAAGACCGAGGCCGCCATCGCTGCGACGAACCGCAGCTTGATCCTTGCCAAGGGCACGATGGGCGACAACAAGACTGCCGCTGATCTCTTGGCCATTTCCTACAATACGATGGGCGACAAGACGGCGGATATAGACAGTGAGATGTCCCGACTTGCCGACACCATCGCCAACACCCAGGCGACCTTCCAGATCGCCAACCTCGGCCAGCTCAACGAGGGCCTCAAGTACGGCATCCCGGTTGCCCAGAAGTACGGCATCGCGTGGACCGAACTGAACACCATCATCGGCCAGCTGAACACCAGCGGCCTTTCCGGCAGCCTTGCCGGAACGTCCCTGTCGTCCATGATGGCGCAGATGAACAAGGCCAGCGGAAAGCTCGGCTTCAATATCGCATACAACGAACAGGGTGGAACCGATGTGATCGGTACCCTGGAGAATATACAAAAGAAATTCGGGGATGTGACCAAGCTTGCCCCCAACGTGCAGATGGCCTTCGACGAGGCGTTCGGCACCGAGGGCGGGCGTGCGCTCACCCTGCTTAGTGCATCGCTTGAGAGCCTCAAGGCGAACTATGGCCAGATCGGCGCATCGGACGGCCAGTCAACCATGATGGCCGAGCGGATGAGCGACAGTTTTGTCGAACAGACCAAGCGCATGGAGAATGCCAGGAGCGCCCTGCAGTCCCAGCTGGGAGAGTCCACCAACAAGATACAAGGCCAGCTGATGGGCGTGCAGACCGCCTGGTACAATATGGCAGGCGCTGTACTTTCCACGCCGATCGGCGGGAAACTTTCCACCCTGGTCTCCGGGGGAACCCTGGCTACAAGCGCCCTTCTGAAGGTCGGCGGGACCGCCTTGAACACCACCGCCCAGATCGCCACGATCGCGGCCATGGGAGGAAAGGCCGGGGGCATGCTGAAGTTGCTCAAGAGCAGTGCCACCCTGTTGGCATCACCGCTGATTGGATTGGGCCATGGGCTTGCGAAGATCGGGGGCGGCATCATGGCGGCACTTCCGGCCATGGGCACGTGGATCACTTCCATGTTCAGCGCTGCTGCCGCCCATTGGGCCGTCATCGCTCCCGTCGCCCTTATCGTCGCCGGTGTGATCGCCCTGGGCGTGGCCATCTTCATGATCGTCAAGCATTGGGATTCCATCAAGGCCGCCGCAGTCGGCGCATGGGAAGGCATCAAGACCGCCTGGGGTGCCGCCGGCCAATGGCTGGGTGGTGTCTGGGATTCTGTGACTGCCGGCGTCATGGGTGCATGGCAGGGAGTGAAGCAGTGGTTCGCAGGCCTGTGGGATTCGATCACAGGCGGAGCGGTCGCGGCCTTCGATTGGATCGTGGGCAAGATCACCGCGGTTGCGACGGCCATCAAGCAGCCGTTCACCTGGATCAAGGACAAGATCGGCGGCCTGTTCGGTGGTGATGATTCACAGCAGGCTCCCCTGGAGGCTCCGCAGGTCGCAGCCTCCCCTATAGGACAGGCTCCTGCTCCCGCCGGTGAACCAAAGAAGGGCATCGGGACTTGGATCAAGGACAAGGTGGGCGGACTGTTTGGACGGAATGAAGGTAAGGCGGCCATGGACGCAATGGCTGCCGGCATCGAGGGACAGGCTCCTGTCTTGGCCGATACGACCGCATCGGCCTTCGGCCAGACTTCCGCATTCATCCCCCATAGCGACGCCAAGCGCGGCCCGTTCTCCACCCTCACCGCTTCCGGACGTGCAATCCCTGCGACCTTGGCCAAGGGCCTGTCCCAGGGCGGTGCATTGCTTACCAGGGCGAGCGAGAACCTGTTCGCCCGTGTCCAGGTTGCATCACCTGCAGCAAACGTGCTGCAGTTCCCCACCCCAGAGCAGGAAGGAAGCCGTGAGGCGTCAGCTCCCCAGGGACAGGGCGGCTTGCTCTCCGCTTTGGTGGACAGACTTTCCAAGCGCGAGCAGAAGATTGAGAAGCATTACCACACCGAGATCAAGCAGATCACCCTTCCGGATGTGAAGGATATCCAGGATGTGATCCGCTTCGTATCTTCGCTTGAGCAGCAGTTCGAGCTGGACAGCACGGAGGAGGTTGCCATATGAGTGCCAACACCATCCGTTTGAATAATGATTTTTCCTTGACGGTCAACGGTGTAACCCTCCCCGGATTCGTGGAGCGGGTCAGCATCGGCGGCCAGATGGTCCTTGGCGAAGCCGAGCTGTTGCTTACCAGCGGATCGGAGAAGACCTTCAACGGGTTCGATGACGCTTCGGTCAAATTGTATCTGACCATGATCGAGCCGACCGACGGAGGGTCCAGCCGGTATGACAAGCTGCTGATCCTCACCAGCGCATTCAAGAAGTTGCGCCAGGGCGAGCCTGTGGTATACGCCCTGGAGGGGAATGTCTTTCGTTCTCACCAGCTGAAGGCGGCCCTGTTCCGCGGCCTGTCCAGCGATGACGGCAAGGACGCCGACCGCCTGGACGTGGTCATCTCCCTGGTCGAGCACGACCCTGTGGTGGGCAAGGTGCAGAAGCAGCAGGGTGCGGCGACCCAGGACAGCGGTACGACGGATATTCAACCGACGCTGATGACGGCGGCGGAGAGCAGGAAATTGCAAGCATTGGAGGCGGATTACCATGAATGAATTGGGTACACGGGCGGTTGAGATTGTCGTAGCGATCGATGGGCAGGAGGTGCAGTATTTGAACCTGTTGTTCCACTCCCGTATCTACGGGTCGACGGCAACCATCTATGTGCCTACCTCAACCAAGGCGGCCAAGGATTCGGTCGTCACGCTTTCGTACAGGCATGAGGACCGCCTGCAGCTGTTCGCCACCTTGGTGGTGAAACTTGTCAATCCCGGCGAGGTTGGGGTGAAACACCTGCTGTGCAAGGAGCCGTACTACCGGTCCATGGGAACGGTGGTGAAGGCCACCAGTTGGAGGAAGGCCACGGTTGCGGAGATCGCCACCGACATACTCACCGAGGCGGGTGTGGCCAAGTACGACCTGTCCGCGATCCCGTCCGTCCGTCTTGAGCGGTTCAGTTATCCGGACCAGATCATGTTCAGCCTGCTGCAGAACCTGCGCTGGGCCGTGCGCCAGTACCAGAAGCTTGACCTGGTGATAATCCCGGGCATCGATGGCGTGCTGCATTTCGGGCCGCTTGCTTCGATCCGTCCGGATTTTGGATCTTCGATCTCGGTTGTCACCGGCGTGGATATCCTGTGGATGCGCCGGGGAATGTACGGCCTGCATGTGCTGCCGCTGCTGTACGGCCAGCTGCTCACCATCGATGGCGTGCAATGCCAGGCCGAGGATGTGGAGATCGTGGTGAGGTCGGACCGGCACGAGACCTGTGCCAAGGTGAGGTGGCTATGAGAAGCCTGGCCGAGATCATCGACGAGCGCATCCGCAGCCAGGTCGCAGCACCCGTGCTTGCGCGGGTGGACAAGGCCTATGTGAAGGCCGCAACCGGCGGCTACTGCATCGATGCGACCGTGCTTGTTCCGGGAAGCCTTGAGGCTACCGGCGAGCTGCTGAAGGAAGTTCCGCTTTCCCCTATCTGGGCAGGCAAGGACGGGCGTGGCATCTATGCTCCTCCGGAGGAGGGGACCGTGGTGGTCGTCTCTTTCATCGCCTCTTCGAAGGCATGGCCGTTTGTCGGTGCCGTCTATGGCGAGCAGGTCAAGCCTTGTTCCGACGCCGCCCCTGCATCGCTGGTGATCTGCGATGGAAAGGGTGCCCATATCACGCTGGCCGCCGATGGCAAGATCACGATCGCCAACGGTGGGGGAACGCTCAAGGCATTGCTCGATGAGATTCTCGACCTTTGTGGCGCATTGAAAGCGAACGGGACGGACACCCGCGGTGACTCGGTAATCACTACATCGATGGAGGCCGGAACGGCCGCAGGCATCAAGGCCAAGGTGGCCGCCCTGCTGGGAGAGTGAGCATGGATTACGGTACGGATTTGTATCTGGATGAGAATAGGGATGTGGTGTTCACTACCGACGGGGATGTGCAGCTTGCAAGCGGCGCCCGCCTGGTGGCCCAGGATATCCGCGAGGCATTGAGCATCCATGTGGGGGCGGTTGCCTGGGACAAGGAAGCGGGAAGCACCTTGCTGGATCAGCTCAACAGTGAGCTGGATGTGGATTTGACGGTATGCAACGAGCTGGAGCGCGTGGCGCTTGCCGACCCGCGGGTGGATGCCTCGACGGTGGTGGCGACCAGGCTGGAGAACGGCACCTTCCGCCTTGCGTTCGCGGTGATAGGCGAGCTGGACGAGGTGCAGTTGCTCTTTGACCTGGAGGATTTGATGGGAGGACTGGATGGCTGAAGACTTGTCTTTTCTGCAGAAAAGCGATGATGAGATACGCAAGGATGTGATCGTGGTTGCCTCCGAGGAGACCGGCATCCGCAACTTCAAGTCGACCGGTGTGCTCCGGGGACTGCTTGAAACCTTTTCCAGGATAGTCTCTACCCTGTATCGGAGTTATCTGACCCCGATCTACCAGCAGACCAACCTGGAAACGGCTGGCGGGCGCTGGCTTTCCATGTGGGGCCTCATGCTCGGCGTCGTGCGGCTTGCCGCAACCAAGACCCAAGGCTTGGCCACAGTGAGTGCATATGCCGACGGTTCCCTGGCTGCAGGGACATGGATCACTGTTTCCGGAACCACGCTGCGTTTCCGGATTACTGAGGATGTGGCCTTTGTGGCCGGTATCTTCCAGGTTCCCGTCGAGGCGGAGTTCGCCGGTTCGCAGTACAACATCAGCGATGACCCCGGCCTGCTTACCAGGGTGATCGCCGGCATTGAAAGTGTTCACTTCGGACCCGACTGGATCACCTCCGCAGGGACCGATGAGGAGTTGGACGAAGCGTATCGCGCAAGGATATCGGACCGATGGATGAGCCAGGGACAAGGCAATCCGCCGGTGTCGTTCGAGTATTATGCGATGAGCGTTTCCGGAGTGAAGGAGATCAAGCTGATCCGTACCCCTCGGGGCTACGGAACGGTCGATGTGATCGTGGTGTCGGTTGCCGGCATTCCCTCCCAGGCCCTGCTTGACGACGTATACCAGGCCTTGTATGACCATGCCTTGATCTGCAACGACCTGCAGGTGAAGGGTCCGCAGCAGACCGCTGTCGCCATCGATGTGGTCTTCTCCGGAGAGGCGACCGAGAACGAGGTGCAGGAGGCTGTGCTGCAGCATGTGTATAGCCTTGGCATCGGTGGCAAGCTTGAGATCAGGGAGATTTATGCGACCCTTGATGCCCTCGGGCTTGACTCGGTGGAAGTCCTGGCACCAGCCAGGGATATAAGCGCCGACGAAGATTCGATCATCGTGGCAGCCGTGACGGCGACGAAGGTGTGATATGAAGCAGGTGATTGACAACCTCAACCCTCCCGGCAGGGATAAGACGAACCGGGGCCGGCTGTTCTCCCTTATCGAGCGCCTGGGCGAGATACTCGGCCAGGATGCTACGGCAACGCTGCGCAACTTCTTCCCGTTCCTGTCCGATGCAAAGGCCTTGGCCGCCCATGGGAAAGCCTTGGCCGTCCCGCGCTACTCCAACGATACGGACGAGAGCTACCGCCAGCGTGTGGCTGCAGCCTCCTTCTATCTGCAGCGGCGCGGAGAGCGGGTGTTCTTCCAGACGGCGATCGGCCAGCGCTTCACCGGCCGCGAGTATGAGATTGTCGAGGAATTCCTGCATCTGACCGTGAAGGTCTTGGACATGATGAATGCAGATCGTGCATGGCTCTGGGAATTCCTGGGCAAGGAGCTTGATCCGAACATAGCCATTACACTAGTCGACTGGTTCCGCTTTGTGGAGCACATCCCCATGGCCGAGGACCTTGCGGTCAATCTGAATGACAACGTGCTGGACTGGCTTCCCGGGGACCTGTGCCATGACGGGCAGATCAGGCACGACCACGGTATGCAGCTGCTGCATGCCGGCTCGGTGGTGGCCGACGGCGCTACCTTATATATAGGGGTGAAGGCGAAGCTGGGAACCTGGACCGGCATCCGTAACCTACCGTTCGCACAGAGCGGGGTCATGGCCTATGGAGGGTTTGTATCCCATGCCGGATATCTGGTCTTTGCATCGCAGAAGAAGGCCGAGGGTGCGCGGTATGCCAACTCCATGGCCGATGCGATCGGGGACCTGCTGCTGCAGCACAACGTTTCCGACCAGATCAAGCTGGCCGCCCTGCATGTGGGTGGTGTGAATTACGGCGGACAATTGTTCTATGCACCGGAGAATTCTTCCTTATTGGACGAGCTTTCGGTGCAGGTGAACCAACTATAAGGAGTGTGTATGAAGATTCAAGAAAGGCAGCAGGTCCGGGGAAGTTTCATGATCCGGATTTATACGAATGGGGTGCTGACCGAGGAGTACCGGGATGACAACCTCATTGTCGATATGGCCAAGGTTGCACTCACCCGGCTTGTCGCCGGCGAAGTGACCGGCCGCAGCGTGAACAGGATCGCAGTAGGCACCCGCTCGGCCACGCCGATCGCCTCCGATGTTGCGATCACATCCCCGTTCGTGAAGAACGTCGACTCCCATTCATACCCGGCTACCGGCCAGGTGACGTTCCATTGGAGCTTGGCTTCCACCGAAGCCAACGGGAAGGCGATCAGTGAGTTCGGCCTGCTGTGTGCAGACGGCGCCCTGTTCGCACGCAAGACCAGGACTGAACCCATCAATAAGGCGTCTGATATCACCATTGATGGTCAGTGGACTCTGATTTTCTAGCAAGGAGGAGCTATGGCAAATGTAGTACAGACACCCGTCTGGGAAGATGGCATCTACCAGATTGAAACAACCGATCCGGTGATGGGTGGGCCGGATGGCATCAGCAACAAGCAGGCGAAGCAGCTGGCGAATCGCACCCTGTATCTGAAGCAGCGCGCCGACGAGGTCGACGGCGCGAAAGGGGAATTCAACTCCCTGGATCAGCGGCTTGACCAGTATGACCTGTTCAGTCCGGATTCGATCAATGCACTGGCCGCAGCGGCCATGAAGGCGTTGCATTTGGGCGGAGGGGCTGCCGGCGAGATCACCAGGTTGAAGCAGGTTCTTACACAGAAGGGCGAGGTGACGATTGTCAATCGGGGCGTGGTTAAGGGATGCACGGTTACCAAGTCGGCGAGTGCCACCAGGAATCTGTCCCTAGCTACCGGGCTTTGCTTTTATGGCAGCCGCCTGGTGCCTGCAGCAGCGGCCGAGAATGTGGCGATCATCCCGTCCAACCTTTCGGATGTGGCGGCTTCCTGCTACTGCTATCTGATCGAGGATGGTGGCGTGATGCGCATGATCTGCACGGAGATCGGGGAAGTTGTTCCGGATGTGGGCTTGCCCTTGTATCGGGTGAACATTCCGGCTAACAACACGTCGGCCAATGATCCGCAGGCTACCGCAGTCACGTTGACGGATATCCGCAGGATCGAGGCGAAGTGGCCCACCCTGTTCATCACCGCCCCGTATGCGAATATTGCGCTGCAGTATCCCTTTTTGAATGCCGACTACTCGGTGTCCCTGGATGTGATCGCCTATGAGGGCGGGGGGTTCCAGGAGGGTAAGATTTATGTGGGCGACCGTGCGGCGAACGGGTTCAAGATTTACATGAACGGCACAATCGACCAGGTCCAGGTTCGCTGGACGGTAAGCAAGAAGGAGGCCTAGGGTGCTGGTGAAGAAGCTTGGAAAGGGTGACTATGCCGATTATCAACTGGATGGAACCGTGTTGACGATTGGCGAGGACTCCATCGATGTGGCTGCAGTGCAGCGGGATGAGCAGGTAATCCACACCATCAAGGACGGTGAGGATTTTGTGGCAACTATTGAAGTGCCCCCCCGCACATACCACCAGGAGATCGATGATTCGGTGGTTCTGGAGGAAGGGGAAGAGGAACGAGAGGTTACCGTCATGGTGGCTGATCCGTTGGATATCGGCGCGGTGAGCATTACGCTTTGGCCGCTGAAGTTTGGCAAGGAGGAGTAAAGATGCCTACTATTTTCGTGAAGGATTCGTATCGGGCGGCTGTGGAAGCTGCATCCGGAGGACACCAGACGGTGCTCTATGATGACAAGGGTTTCCCTTCCATCATGAATGTGATCCCCAAGTTCAACATGGAGGATATGGACCCAGCCCTTGGCACCGGCGTACATCCTGCCTTCATCAAGGGCGGCGTACAGAAGTCCGAGATTTTTGTCGGTACTTATCCGTCGATCGTTGCGGATGACCGCGCGGTTTCCATGCCTATGGTCCCGGCTCTTGGCGGAAAGACATTCGACCAGGCAAGGACCTATTGCAAGAACAAGGGTCCCGGCTGGCATATGCTCACCAACCACGAATGGGCGGCGATCGCGATCTGGTTGGCCAAGAAAGGCATCAAGCCGAATGGCAACACCAATTATGGCCGATCGCACAAGGCGCTCTATGAGACTGGTGTGCGTGAGGATGGCGCTGCCCCCGGACTGACTTCCGGAACGCCGTACACCATTCCTGGCTCCGGTCCCATTACCTGGAACCACGACCAGACGGCCAACGGGATTGTCGACCTCATCGGCAACCGGTCCACCTGGGTCGATTTGCTGAAACTGGTCGATGGCCGTGTCTACTGCCCGGCGGACAACAACTTCGATCTGGCCGAGGCTGATTGGCCGGCACAGAACGTGTTTTTCGATGTTTCTGCCGCATACAGCGACGACGGCGTGACGCAACAATATGGGTATCCGATCCTTAGCGATGCCATCATCAACCGAACCGGAGCACCTGGTGTGATCGGCACTTATGACGATTACACGACGGTGGCCTGGGCGTCCCTGGTGAACAAGGCAGGATTTGTCACCCCGGCGTTGATGAAGCAGTTGCTCATTGCTCCGATCGAGCCTGCAGGTGCCTCTGACTTCTCGAAGATGAGCGAAGGAACGCTCTACATTCGGAACAATGGAGAGCGTTTGCCGCTTCGTTCTGGGCGCTACAGCTTCGGTTCCAATGCTGGGGCCGGCTACCTCGACCTGTACAACCCGCGGTCGTACCAGGTCGGCTCCATTGAGTTCCGGGTAGCTTTTTGTCTTTGATAATCTGACCTCTGATTTCTGGTAATCTGGCATATAGGGAGTTGGTACATGACCGAGGATTTGAGAATTTTTCAGAAGTGGACTGACGCCACCGTAGAAGCCTGGGAAGTATTGAAGAAGTATCCGAAGGAGGAAAAGTTCATTCTGGCCAACATGACGCGCGAGAGCATTTTGATGATCGGAACGCTGATTGATAGGGTGAACGTTGCCAGGGGGTCCGAAGCGAAGCTTAGGCTGGTTGAGGACCTGGATACGCAGATCAGCAAGGTGAAAATGCTTTTTCACCTTGCTGTTGAGCTGAAGTACATTTCTGTGAAGACTTACGGCTTTATGACAGGAAAATTTGTTGAGATCGGCCGCCTGCTTGGTGGATGGAAAAAGACCATTGCAGGCAGCCGATAATTTTAGGGTTATGGCTGGTACGGATGTTCCGTTTGCCGCTTCGTTCTGGGAACTACAACAACGGTTCCAATGCTGGGGCCGGCTACCTCAACCTGAACAACCCGCGGTCGAACCAGAACGGCAACATTGAGTTCCGGGTAGCTTCATCCCCGTCTACTGGAAGCCGATGCCTTACGGGGCTTCGGACATAGTGTAGGGGAAAAAGGAGCTATAATCCTTCCCGCAAGGGAAAAGATAAACCAGACTTGGGCGACAAGTAGCTAACGCCAAAGGCCGCAGCAAAAGCCGCCCAAGTTCTTTTTGAGAGCCATGTCAAAACGAATAGGAAATTTATGGGAACCGATTTGTGAGTTTGAGAACCTGTACAACGGGTATCTGAACACCAGGAAGAGACGCCGGTATCATAAGTCGATTCTCCGGTATACGGCCAATCTTGAGGAGAACCTGTATGATCTGCATGACCAATTCGTTAACCTCACCTGGCATCCGAGCATGTCGGTGGTCAAGACGGTATTTTGGCCAAAGTGCCGGATCATCACCGCGCCGGTGGTGGCCGACCGTGTCGCATTCCATTCCATCGTCGATGTGATCGAGCCGTATTTTGAGAAGAAATTCCTGTTCCATTCATATGCCTGCAGGTGCAAGAAAGGCACCCACAAGGCCGTGAAGGCCGTCCAGCATCATGTGTACGGTCTGCAGCGCTGGGAGGGTGGAGGATACGTTCTGAAGGCCGATATACAGAACTACTTCGGAACCATCGACCACCAGAAGCTGAAGAAGATCATCCGCAAGACACTCAAGGATAAGCGGCTGCTATCTGTCCTGGACTCCGTCATCGATGAGGTGGTCATTTCTCCGGAGATACTCAAGCGGATATTGAGCAAAGCCTTGAAAGATCGCGAGGCTGTGCGCTGCTTTGATGTCATCATCGATGCCGGCAATCTGAACGAGCGGATGCTGCAGCGCATGATCCGCAAGTACATCACCAGAAGGCCCATGCTGAACTTCCTGGACAGGATCATCTTTGCTGTATGCCACCCGGAGGTAGGATTACCCCTGGGCGCTCTTACAAGCCAGCTCTTCGCTAATGTGTACCTGGACCAACTGGATCACTATGTGAAGGAGGTGCTGCAGGTGAAGCATTATTTCCGCTATATGGATGACTTCATCATCCTGTCCACATCGAAGGCGTACCTGCGTGATATCCTGGGAAAGATTGATGCCTACCTGCAGGAGGAATTGGCCCTCAAGCTCAACCCGAAGACCTCGATATTCCCGCTGCATAAGTTCATAGATTTCTGCGGGTACCGGATACGGGCCGACAGATTGACGCCCCGGAAGAGGAACGTGGTAACGGCCAGACACCGACTGAAAAAGCTCAATAACGAGGTCCTGGATGGCGCTATACCGTTCTCAAAGTTCCGGGCTAGTCTTATGTCGTTCCTGGGATATGTGAAGCACTGTAAGGCCTCTACAACCGTCCAGCACATGCTGGAGGAATTGAAAATGTGAACGAACTGTTTTACACAGTGAAAGATTTTTTAGGGGAGAAATATCTCACGCAGAGGGCGCGAATTTCGCACGCGGCTACACG